CGAAGACAAGGCGCTCTGGATCTATCTCCTAGTGGAGGAAGCGTGAAGTTGAAGCGCCACCGTATTCTCGAAACGCGGGTCTGCCTCTGGTGCCACGCCGCGCCGGTGTACATCACGACGGCCGCGACACGTCGCCGCCGAGCCCTGCAGCGGTTCTGTTCGCGCCGCTGCGCGCGCCTGGCGGGCGGCCTGACGCACGGCTCGGACTGGGTGCAGCAGATGTGTCGCCGAAGCGCGCAGGCTCGCAAGGCGAAGGCCCAGGCCGCCGCGCTGGCCCTGCTCGCGGCGCACCCGCCGGACGTCGCCGTGGCGCTGATTCGGAAGCAGGCATACGAGGCCGGCTGGGCGGCGGGGAATGCGCGCGGCGTGCGGATCGAGCACGCGCGGGTCTATCGGGCGCTGAAGCGCGTGCAGGCCCGCAAGGCGCTCGCGAAGGCGTCGCGGGCGGCATGAGGCATCCCGATGATCGCGCCGTGGAAGCCGTGCTCAGCCGTCGCTGGTGGACGATCGACGAGCTCTGCGAGCACTTCGTGCTGAGCCGCACCGCGGTGAATGCGCGGCTGCTACGCATCGCATCGCGGGCGCTCATCTTCAAGTCGGGCGGTCGCGGCTGGCGGAACGCGCCCGCGCGCTATCGGATGTACGCCCGCGCGTACCGCGTCGCCGCCGTCGAAGCCGTGCCGGTTAGGAGGATTGCATGAGGCGTCCGCGTCGTCTCCGTCAACCCCATGAGCGGCCGCCGTCGCGCCAGATCGCCGCTGATACGCCGCCCTCGTGGTGGGTCGGTCTCGATCGCCAGGCGCTCGCCATCGAGGCCGAAGCGCGGGCCAACGCGATGCGGGCCACCAAGGAGTACACCTATATCCCGTTTCGGATGCTGCAGTGAGCGAAACCGACCGCCGCGCCCCCGCGCAGCCTGATCGGCGTCGCCTCCTGCCACGCGGGGGCGGCCGTCGCGCCGACGACAAGGACCCAGACCATGGGACACGCGCGCGCTACCAGCGTGGTTGTCCGTGCCTGCCGTGCCGCGCCGCCAATGCCGAGTACATCGCCTTCGGGCGCGACCGCAAGCGCAAGGGTCTGCCGATGCTCGGGTCTGTCGTGGAGGCCTTCGACGCGTGGCGCCAGCTTCGGCTCCTGACGCGGGAGTACGCGCGCGAGGACGGCACCGGTGGCCAGGCGGCGCTCTCTCGGCGTCTCGGTCTGAAGAATGGCCATCTGCAACAGGCGACGCGCATCAAGTCCGGGTTGCGGGCCGGCCGTCGCGCGCGGATCCGCTTGTCGACCGCCTTGCGAATCCAGCGCCTCTACCAAATCGACATCCTCGCCGGGCTCGAGAAGCCATACGCCTGATTAGCAGCTCGTTTGATTCCCTCGCACAATCAAAGGGAATCAAATGCCACGGGGAGGGAAACGTCCAGGCGCCGGTCGGAAGAAGGAGACGGCCACCTCGCGCGAGGACCGGCAGCGCCGCTCGATCGAGAAGGAAGTCCTGCGCGAAGAGACGCGCCAGATCATTGCGCCGCACCTCGAACGCCTCCTGCTCGCGCAGATTGCCCACGCCGAAGGGCTGAAGTACCTCGTCACCCGCGACAAGAAGACGGGGAAGTTCATCCGTGTGACGGAGACGATGGCGCGCCGCAAGCAGGACGACGCCGAAAACGAAGAGACGATCGAGGTCTGGGAAAAGGACCCGTCGACACAAGCGTTCACGGATCTGCTGAACCGTTTGCTTGATAAGCCGAAGGAGCAGGAGCAGGAGATCAAGCTCACGGGCGAGGTGACGCTCGGCGAGAAGATTGCGCGGGCGCGGGCGCGTCTCGATCGCTTGAAGGAGACGGCGTAATCGCGTGGGCTCACACGTCACAAAATTTGCTGAATGCTCGGAAGAGGACCTGCAGGACCTCGTCGCCGACTGCTACCACGATCCCCTCCGCTTCGTGCTCGCTGCCTACCCGTGGGGCGAACCCGGCACGCCGCTCGCCGAGGAACCCGGCCCCGACGACAACCAGCGCGAGTTCCTGACCGCGCTCGGCGAGGAAGTCAAAGCGCGCGCGTTCGACGGCCACACGCCCGTGATGCCGATCCTGATGAACGAGACCTCCGGCCATGGCACCGGGAAGAGCGCCATGGGCGGCTGGATCGCCGACTGGATCCTCTCAACCCGGCCGGACTCCATCGGGACCGTCACCGCCGGCACGAACACGCAGCTCCAGGAGCGCACGTGGTCGGCGATTCAGCACTGGACGCAGCTATGCCTGACGGCGCACTGGTTCGATATCCGGGCCCGCGGCATCTACTCGATCTGGCGGCCGAAGACGTGGAAGCTCGTCACGCAGACGTGCCGGAAGGAGAACGCGCAGTCGTTCGCCGGGCAGCACGCGAAGTCGTCGACGTCGTGGTACCTGTTCGACGAAGCCTCTGAGGTGCCGGACACGATCTGGTCAACGGCGTACGGCGGTCTCACCGATGGCGAGCCGATGTTCTTCGCCTGGGGGCAGCCGGTCCGCAACACCGGCGAGTTCTTCGAGGTCTGCTTCGGGAAGCACAAGGCGCGCTGGAACGGCCGCCGCGTCGACTCGCGCTCGTCGCGTTTCACGAACCAAGCGCTCATCGCGCAGTGGATTGCCGACTACGGCATCGATTCCGACTTCGTCAAGGTCCGCGTGCTCGGGCAGCCGCCGGCGGCCTCCGAGCTCCAGTACATCGACAAGGGCCGCGTCGATGCCGCCCGCGTGCGTATCCAGCACGAGCTGCCGTCGGACCCGCTGATCGCCGGCTTCGACGTCTCTGGCGGCGGCAAGGCGTGGAACGTGATCCGGTTCCGCAAGGGCCTCAACGGTCGCATTCGTGATCCGATTCGCATTCCCGGCGAGGCAGACGCGGACCGCAATCAGCGCGTCGGCATCTGCGCCGAACTGCTGCGCGAGAAGGGCCAGAACCAGATCGCGGCGCTCTTCATCGACGCGGCGTTCGGCGCGCCGATCGTCGCGCGGCTCCAGGCGCTCGGCTACACAAACGTCTTCGAGGTGAACTTCGGCGGCGACAGCCCGAATGCCTATCAGAAGCACATGCGCGCCTACATGTACGCGCAGGCGAAGGACTGGCTGCTCCTCGGTGCGCTGCCGGATGAAGACCGGCTCTGCGATCAGCTGACGGCGCCGGGCTATCACATCAATCAGGCGGGCGAGCTCGTGCTCGAGCCGAAGGAATCGGTCTTGGAGCGGATGGGCGCGGAGGCGTGCCAGGACGACGCCGATGCGTTCGCGTTGACGTTTGCGCAACCGGTGGCGGTGCCGGACCCGAGTGCGGGACGGCAGAAGCGGCCGCCGAAACGGAGGAGTCCGTGGGGGTAACGATGAAGCGAGTGCTGTTCCTACTGTTGGCAATCTCGTCGATCGCGGCGTTGCAGCCGCCTGACGAATCGAACCTGCCCGAGAGCGAGACACGGATCCCGGCGGGCCACTACTGCAAGCGCGCTGACGTCACCATCACGGCGAAGGAGACGCGCGCACATCCCTGTAGCTGCAAGTACAGCTGCTCGCTGGACGAGAACGGCGACGTCGTCGAACACGAGGAGCCGAGCTGCCTCGCGTTCTGTCACAAGAACGGGCGGACGTGCACCTGCCACGTCGAGGAGCCCTGCGAGCCGAAGGGGAACGCGCTGATGGACATGGACGGCCGCGTCGTGGCGAGTCGATTTGAATCGCACGCGCAGGCGCCGCATCCTTAGCGGCGGAGAGTTCGCATGCTCCGAAAGGGTGCCAAGAAAATGCTTGCGTTCCTGATCTGGTTCGCACAGTCGGTCGCCGCCATCCTGGAGTAGGCATGCTGCGCCTCGTCAGCGTAGGCCTGCTCGGCGGCATTCTCGTCGCGCTCCTGAAGATCCTGAGCGCGATTCACACCATCTGCACGGGCCTCGGGGGAGGGTGCCACTGATGCTCACTGGCCAGGCGCTGACGATCGCGATCTACGCCGCGCTCGCCATTTTTCTCGGCGAGGAAGCCATCAAGGGCGCGAAGTGGCTCGGGCGCGAGGCGAAGAAGGGCGGCGCGGCTGTCGTGCACGTCCTGAAGAAGATTCCGCATCCGCACCGTGGCGAGGACCCGCATGCCTGACGACCGCATGCGGATCGGCGACGTCATCTCCATGAAGGGCAACGGCGTCCCGGTCGAACTGGAGCCGATGTTCTGGCGCATCGTGGAAGACCGGCCGGACGGCTGGCGCCTCGACGGCCCCTACGTCGACCAAGCGTGCACGCAGCGCTACCACTCGCCCGCGGCCTCCGCCGCCTACCGCATCACGCAGGCGCAGCTGGAAGCCGACCTGCACGCCGGAGAGCAATAGATGCCGAAGTTCCTCGAAGACAAGCTCAAGGCCGAGTACCCGAACAACCCGCGCGCCGTCTACGGGACGATGAACAAGATCGGCGCGATGAAGGGCAACAAGGAAACGGCCAAAGGCCGCGCGATGGAGGCGAAGCACGAACGCGACACCGCCGCGCCGCGCCGCCACCGCATGGCCGGCAGCCACGAAGGTCTGTACATCACCGAGCACCACAGAGGCGCGAAGAAACCGAAGTGATCTGTGACAGACCGCCCGACGTGCCCCGTCTCCGGGAAGGTCTGCTATCGCGGCCGCCGCGAAGCCAAGCTCGCGCATCGCTCGGCGCGGTTCCGGCTGCGGCCGTATCGGTGCAACGAGTGCGGCGCGGGGCACGTGACGAACGGGGAGAAACGGCATCGGCAATCCAGCCGACGCGAGGGAGGCGAGTGACATGGGACGTGTGAAGACATTGGGCGGCGCAGAACCGGCGCCGGCGGCACGAGTCAGCGACGAGGTGCTCGAACGCGCCGCCGAAGAGACGCGCCGCTTCGGCCTGGCTGATCGCATCCACTACTGGGACAAGAAGCAAGGCGCCATGGTGTGGGTCGATCTCGACGGCCAGGTCATCGAGAAGGATGTCCCGGCCGACGATCCGCGTAGGCTCGCGCAGCGCCTACAGCGCTCGCCCGAGGTGATTCTCTGCGGCCACGACAAGAGCCACGGCGCGCTGGTGATGCACGCGTCGGGGTCGGTGCTGATGTGCTGCAAGGTCCAGAAGGGCGCGGGCTGCACATTCACGCAGCCGGTGAGCATCTAGTGAACGTCGTCGACGAGATTCTGAGCGACCGGCGCTTCGCGGGGTTGGCGCAACCGAAGGACCGCAACGGACAGGTCATCTGCGCAGGCTGCGGACAGGGTCAGCGAGAGCACGTCAGCGACCTGCGCGCGTGGCCGCCGGAGCAGTTCTTCGCACTCCGGTACTGCGGCGGGTGCCGCCTTGCGCGCGCGATCAAGGGCGTGCAGTGAACGTCCGCATCACACCTCGCGGCGCCGCTCAGCGGACCGACCTTTATGGCGGCGTCCAAGCGATTCACTCGCACAGCGGGGAACTCAGTCTGTACTTCTTGTGCTCGCGCGCCGAAGCGGAACGCAGAGGCGCGGC